GCAGCCGTCTTGCTCCTGCACGGCCAGCACCCGCCAAGTGGAGGCTTGCAGCGAATCGGTCTGGTAGATCCAGACGCTGTTGGCATTGGGCGCCGTGGAGTAGGCCGTGCTGACGGTGATGACCTTGCCGGTGCGGCTGCTCACTGCACGGCTTTGCACCGTGCCATCAGGCAGGATCACCGACAACGTGCCGCCAGATGCGGGCAGGCCGGTTGCATCATCGACCGTGACCGCGGTGGTGGTTGCACTGGCAATGCGTCCGCCACGCCGCGAGCCAGCCCGCACCGGATCGGCCACCTCGATGACCTGCCCTGGCCGGACGATCACGCCAGCATCGAGCGACGTGGTGAAACTGACCACCTCGCCTTCGTATTGCTCGGCGTAAAGCAGCCACTCGCCCATCCGCGCTGCCTGGCCGCGCGAGGTGCAGGCAAAGGCGGAGATCTGGGTGGTGACCACGCCGTGCTTGGCAATAGCGTCCTGATCCTCCACCGCTTCGTAAGCAATCTCGCGGCTTGCCAGATCGAGGTAGCTGACCACCGCCACGGTCGGCCGGGTCTTCTGGCTGCTGCCCTGGTAGGTGAAGCCTTCCTCAGAGACGTTCGCCAGCGTGAACAAGTAGCTGGGATCAGCGGGCGCATCCTGGCTGACGGTGAGCGCTCCGGTGCTCCAGTAGGGCATCGCCCGGAACACTGAGCAGAGGTCGTTGATCAGCTTGTAGGCGTCCTCCTGCGTCTGGATGTTGACGTTGCAGCTGAAGCGCGGCTCTTGCCCGCCAAAGCCGTTAGGCACCAGCGCCGAGGCGTATTGGCTCGCGGCGTAAAACGCCCACTTGTCCAGCGTCGCGGCCTGAATGTGATCACCGAAGCCGTAGCGCGTCGATGTGATCAGATCCCACAAGATCCACGCGGGGTCAGAGCACCACTGCGCTGCGCCAAAGGTGCCGTTCCAGATGCCGGCGTAGACCAGCCGGCCGGTGGTGCTATCGACGGTGGCGTTGCTTGGGATCTTGACCTTGATGCCGCGCACCCGATAGGAGCGGGTCGGGATGCTGGAGAACTGCTGCGCATCAACGCGGATGCCGACCAGTGCGCTGTTGGGGTAGCGCAACCTGGCACGGACGATTTCGGTGTAGCTCGTCCAGTTAAAAGCGTTGGTGAGCTTCGGATCCGTGCTGTCGACTGTCACCCGCGTGACGCGAATGTCGACCGGCTTGGCACCAGAGAACTCGACCAGATAATCGCGCTGATAGGCGTCGCCGGTGCGGCCTTTAATCGTGTTGTCGATGACCGTCGTGAAGCCGCCACCGGCGTACTGCACAGCAATTTGTAGCCGCACGCTGGCGCCAAGCAGGTCGCCTTTGTCGGTGAACTTTTGCAGCTGCGGCACCGTGATTGTGATGCGGGCTGCGTCAGCATCTGGGTCGGTGATGGTGCGCACGACAGGCAGATCCTGCAGCACCTGCACGCCGACCGGCACCTCGTTCTCAATGCTGGACGCAAGCGGGATGATGGATTGATCTTGCGTGCCGTTGCGGGTGTAAACCGAAACGTTCTGAAAGTTAAAGCTGTCGTTGGCGTTCTGTAGCGGCGTGTTGTTAATAAAGATGGACTTAAGCCCATCTTTGAGACCTTCGATTTCGCCTTCGCTGATCAGGTCAATCAGCTGCGCGTATTGCGTTGAGTCGAGCCCGTCCGGGGCCGTAGTCGGCACATACTGCTTCCCGCCGCCTTTGCCGCTGCTGCTGCCAGCACCCCGGATCAGGTCGCTCATGCCTTCACCTGCACGGTGTCAATGCCGGCGGAGACCACCACCGAACCGACGATGGTCTCGCCATAGACGATCGGCACCGGCAGCCCCTGCCGGCTGGTGTTCTGAATGCCGCTGAAGCTGTAGCTCTTGCGTGGGTCTTGTTCCGAGTCACTGCCCGTTGGCATCTTGGGCGTGGGCGTGAGCAGCTGCGCCACGCCGCCGAGGACCAGGGTGGCGCCGACGCCAAACAACACCGTGCTCACTGCAACTGGCGCGGCCAAGCCTAGGAGGCCAAGAGTTGCACCTCCAGTAAAGAACGCACCGATGATCAGCGCAGCGCCAAGCAGAATCCGCCCCACGGCACCCGCACCTGCGATCACCGGCACGATCTTGATGTCCTGCTGCCCGGCTGGATCGTGCAGCTCGTCGAGCGTCAGGTCGTAATCAGCCACGCTCACCCGGTAATGCTGGTCGGCCATGTGGCGCTCGACCTCGGGGAAGTTGGCCACCAAAAATCGCACCGCCTCTGCTGCGGTCGCCACGTCAGCGTGCAGCACCCGCTTGCCGATGAACTTGGCGAGCGCTCCATACAGCCGGATCTTACGAAGCATGGCGCAGCCTCCGTCCTGTGCATTTTAGGAGCCAGCCGCCGTAAAGGTCACGGCTGCTCAGACGGCGTTGCAGGTGGTGAAGGATCAGCTGGTCGCCCAGGTACACCCCGCAGTGATTGAGCCCCCGCGAACTCATCGACAGCAGCAGTAGGTCGCCGGGCTTCAGATCCTCCTCCTCATCTAGCTCGCGGAAGCCGGTGTCCTTCCAGCATCCATCGAACATCGGGTTTTCAATGAACTCTTCAGGCGTCACCGGCCGCTCCCAATCGCGCAGCTGCAGTCCCTGCTCGGCGTAGTAGTCCCGCGCCAGGCTCCAGCAATCGGTGATGCCCCAGACCCACTCGCGGCCAATCAGCGGCGCCTTGTAGCCCGATGGTTTGCATCCACCCCACTGCTCGGTCTTGGGGTTGACGATGTGCCACTCGATGCCGGTGCGTTCGCATTGCACTAGGTCCGCCTGGCTGGGTTGTGGCGGGCTGATCGGGTGGCTGTGAACCACCGCCAGGATCTCGCCTGCATCCTCGGCTGCGGCGAAGTCAGCCGGATCCATGATGAACTGGTCCAGCGGCGTGCCCGCCATGTTGCGGCATGGCCAGTAGCGCTTGCGGCCTTTGACCACCACAAGCAGGCCACATGCCTCGCGGGGATCTTCCGCCTTGGCGTGCTCCAGCGCGTCAGCCTGCCACTTCATCATGAGGTGTACGCCCCAACGCCAGGGAAGCTGCCAAATGGCAGCACGGCATCTGGATTGCGGAAGGAATAGATTTGGTTGGCGCTGAAGGTGTAACTAGCAGACGACGGGCTGGCGGGGACAAAATAGACGGTGACCTTTGTGCCCGCAAGTTTGGTTTTGGCAAAGATGTTCTCGATGAAGTCCTGGTAAAGCTCCTTGATCGTTGTCACCGTATCAATTCGCACGCGAGTCGATTGAACAGTAACGACCGGCTTGTAGACAGCAAACGAGCCAAATGCATACATCCCAACAGTGATGCCGGCCGTGCCGCCTGAGATTTGTTCAATCCAATCATCCCCTAGCGGATCTTGATAGACGCCCGTTTTGACGATGCTGTACGGCCGCTGGCTCAGTGTGATCGTGGTGCCCGAGATGCCGGTGACCGTTGCGCCATTCATCAGCGGGCCGGTGACGGTATGCCCGACCTGGATGCCTGTGTTGCTCGCCACCGTCATAAACGCACCCGTAGCTGATGGCGTGCCGTTGACGGTGACTGAAGTGGTGGCATTGGAATTGGCGCTGAGTTGCAGCGTCGTCGCGCCGAGGATGGCCGACACCGTTGTGCCAGCCGGCAGCCCCCAGCCACGCACCGGCTCGCCCGGGAGGATCGACAGAGTGCCGCCAGGGATCGTCAGCACATTGCTGCCCACCGTCACCGAGCCCGTGCGGGTGTAGAGATCAAACCGCGTCTCGCAGCTGCTCAGCCGCTTGCCGCAAACATCCTCACCCAGCGCGGCGACCGGGTTGTTGTCGGCGTCGTAATACGCCGCAGCCGTGTAGCTGCACTCAGCCGAGCGATACTGCCACTGGCAGATCGAACTGATGCACTGCCGCTTTGGTGCCCGCACGCCGGTCAAGTCAAACGCGGCCGCCAGCTCGAACTCCACCACATCGCGCGTCTCGACGGTCTTGCGGTCGATGTAGTAAATCTCCCGCGGGAACTCGGCAGTCGGGTCTGGCGTGCCGTATGGGTTGACGCTGCCGGGAAAGTTCACCGCGTCGATGTAACGCGCCAGCGTGCGGATACGCGTCACCTTGGCGCCTTCCAAGCCGTCTGGCAGGTTCACCAGGATCGCGGTGATGGTGCCGAGAATGTTGCTCACCCGCAGCTTCGGTCGCGGCAGCTGCCCCTGGCCGCTGTACTCAAAGCCATCCGCCTCGACGGGAAAGCGCAGGTAGGCGTTGCCGTTCCAGGTCAGCTCGCCGTTGGCGTTCAGGCTGGTGCCAGCGTGGAAGCGGTAGGTCTCGGTGACGCCATGCAACGCAGCCGTCAGATCCAGCGTGAACAGCTCGATAACGGCGCCGGGTGCAACCTCCTGTAAAGCACTAACAGGTACGGTCACGGCTCGAATACCTGCATAAAGGTCACGTCAATTTTGCTGCGCTGAAACTCAAATAGTTCTCTGCTCCAGTTGTAGCAGGTCCACTTGTAACTGGTATTACTGTCCGGCGGGGTCCAGTCGAAACTGTCTCCGTCGGCAGCACGGGCATCCAGGAACGCTTCGATAATGTCGGCATCGGCATCACTGACACTAAAAGTAAGGCGCCACTCCTTAGGGTTCTGGTTCAGGCCAAAAGTGACGCGCTGTTGGTAGCCATCACCAAACTGCGTAGTGCGGACCTTGGGCTGGCTGGTTTTAGTGGCCGAGTACGTCGGGTTGTAATCGGGGAAGGTAGCCATTATGCGAGCAGTCCTCCGGGGCGCTTCTGTTTGACCAGCTCTTGCTGGATGGCAGCGGCGATCACGCGACCGAGCTGCTTACCTTCCTGTTCATCGCCTTCTACTTTACTACCGCTGGCATCTACGTTGACCACCACATTGGTGTTGCCGCCACCCATCTTGTCGTTGGCGACGATGGTGCCGCTGCGACCTGGCACGAACAGTTCAGGGCCACGCTCGCCCACCATGTAAGACGTTCCTCCCGTAACTGATCCGCCGGCAGCCCTAAAACCACCGAAAGCTACGCCCGGATTAAAAGAAACGGAGCTCGCAGACCCAAAAGCGCCGGAGAAATTGCCAACACCTTGCGGAAAAACAGTGCTACCGCCAGGAAGTAAACTTTGTGCCAAACCGATTATCTGCATCCGTATCCACTGTGCAATCATCTGCGACACCATGTCAGCGAAGGAGTCGGCAACAGAACTGAAGAAACCAGCTAAAGCTTCCTGTGCAGATAATGTGCCATTGAGAATGCCCTTAAACGAGTTACCAAAAGCTTGGCCGATAGTGTCAGCAGCACTAGCAACTTGATTTTCAATTTTAAGTAACTCGTCTAGCTGTGTTTTAACTTCGTCGTACTCTTCACCTAAAAGCCCGCCTGTTAGCCCAGGCATAAGATTTATATCTGTTCTAAATGTTCCTGTAGCGCCAGTACCACCGAAAGCGGCGGCACGAGTTTCTCTAGATAGCCGCGCCAAAGCATCGGTAATCCCGTAGCGTTCTTTGAAAATACGGTTTAAGTCTTCTTCATATTTGATTTGATCTTCGGTTCTGTCCAGTTCCAGTAGCTGCAAACGGAGTGTGTACTCCGCACGTCCGATACGGCCAGCATCGAAATTTTTCTGCACTACGGCCTGCTTGCTGCCGATTTCAAGCAGACGCATACTGGACTGAATTTGAGCTTCTAACTCGTCATTTTGATCTGCACGTGCATTCAACAGGCTTTCTTCTAGACCTATACTTTCTGTGCGGATTCTAATTTCTTCGTTAAGTTGTTTAAGTAAAGCATCTAGACGCTGTTTCTCTTCGGCGGCTCTATCAACTTTTGATCTACCACTACGCGCATCAGATCCTTGAGAAGGTAATTGACCGTTAGCAGTTATGGCACCAACTCTAGTTCTTTGAGGCTCTTCCAGATTTATACCTTGAAGATTTGCATCTAATTTACTAAAAAATTGTTCTGCTTGCTTAAATCCTGCCAACGCTGCTTTTGGAAAAGGATTTATACCACCTAAACTAAAAGTAGCAGCTAAATTGGCGCCACCTCGTGAAAGATTAGCAAGTATGCGCGAGACGCGTTCTGCCATGTTAATGGCACCTTTAACTAAGGTGACATACATCGCAGCAAAATCAGCCGCTATATTACCACTACTTTGTATACCAGCACCGGTAATAGCATTAAAAACTGCTACGGTTGCTTGCAGAGAAAGCCCCGCTCCACGCTGCAAATCTTCCCAGGCAGTTGCCCAACTTTTTTCGGTTTTTGTTGCTTCTGTTTGAGCAACATTGCCGAGTTCTACTAAAGTATCTATTAAATCTTGGACAGAAATTGTTCCGTCTTTAGCCATCTGTAGAATTTTACTTTGACTGACTCCGTATTTTTTAGCGAGTGCATCCTGTATAGTTATGCCTTCTTTTGTTAATTGATTTAAGGTAGTTTGTGTAACTTTTCCGTTCGCTACAGCGGTCGCAAACGCGCTAGCAACTTTGTCGATTCTTCCTTTGTATATTTCTGTAAGGTTAGCAACAAGATTTATTGCATCTGCTTGGTCTTCGAGGCTAAGATTAAGTCCTCGAATATTTTGCACAGACGCAGTAAATTTTTCGGAGTCACGTCCTGCTAAAGCAAATGCTTCTTGTAAACGTTTAGTCTGTTCTACGGTAAAACCGATATCGTTCGCTAATTCTTTTATTTTTTCACCTTTAGATGCTGTTTCACCAAGCAAGGTACCAAGCAAAGAACCTGCGAATCCTCCTCCGGGACCTAGCAAACTTCCGGCTATACCACCGACGGCACCGCCTACGGCGGCTCCTCCTGACTGACCAAACAGAAGTGGAAAAGATCCACCAATCACAGCATTGCTGATAGCTCCGGCGAATCGACTGCTTCCACCTGCTTGTCTACCTCGTGCTCCACCGCTTACTCCTACTCCAGGTCGTACAGGTCCTTGTACAGGACCTAAACCTTGACCTATTTGTATTTGTTTATTTACACCGGCAATAGCTGCTTCGAGTTCGCGGTAGTCTTTTGTGCCGTAGTCAACTACGGTCAATACTCGTTGTAGTTCTGCTTTATATAGTTCAAGTGAAGCAGTATTTTTAGGTATTTGTGCGGCAAATTTAATTAGTTCTTGTGTACCCATGAAGGATTGCATGGGGGCAGTACGACCCGCTTGGTATCCGCTGCGTAGAGCTGCAATCTCAGCTAAACCTCCAGCAAGTGTAGATTTTTGTCTAGCTTGTTCGGTGGCTTGTGTGTATAGTTTAAACGCTTGTCCGCCTATTTTTGCGTTGGCCGCAAGATTCTTAAATGCTGCAGCCTGGGCGTTTACGCCTGCAGTTGTAGCTGCAAGTTGTGTTTCACCTTTTCCAAGTTTAATAATAAATTTATCTACTTCGTCTTTTAATACACGAATACCATCTGTTGCATTTTTAGAGTCTATAGCTAGAGGCGTTTTCTTTATGCTTACGAGTGCTCTATCCAGCTTGTCGATGCTGTCTAAAACTCGCGTTACTTGCGTGATCCCATCTACGCGTAATTCGATTACGGCGGGATACGAAGCCACGGCTACTACGACTGGTACTTCAGTTTACGCGATAAAAAGCCGCCGGGGTTAGCGGCGGCGTTTGGCTTTTTCCATCTCCTTTGCCTGATCCTCGTTCAGGATCTGGAAATAGGCGCTCCAGCCGAGTAATTCTTCGGCGGTCATGGTGGTCCGAACTTCGGTCAGACTCATGCCCAGTTCCTTGGCGACGCCAAACTGGAGCATGAGCCAGTTGTCCTTACGGAGTTCGGCGCTCAGGATTTTGGGTCCATTGCCTCGGCATCGGCGTCATCCATGATGATCGCCAGCATCAGGGCCTGGAGGTCCTTGTCCTTGACCTCGTTTTTCAAGACGTCGATTTCTCCAGCGCTGAACAGTTTGGAGCCACTCTCGTCGAGGGCTTTGGTAATCAGCAGTTGGAGGGCGAAGGCGTTGGTATCGTCTGACTTGGCCTGCTTCTGGGCACGTTCACGCTCGGCCATCGTCAGAGGACTAACCCACATATCAAACTTGGTACCGTCCGACAATTCGACAGACTTTTTACTGGGCTCCAGGTTGGCGGCCTTACGGAGGCGGTCAATGGCGCGAACGGGAACAGGCATACAAAGTGCTTGTTGATTGCTCTACTGTAACGGAATAGACAGCAAAAAGCCCCAGTTTCCTGGGGCGG